GTTCAGACGTGTGCTCTTCCGATCTACAAGTGAAAGGGGGTCGCCCTCAAACGGCGGCCCCCTGGACCTTATAAAATTGAGGGAACAAGATGAAATGGATTCGACCAAGTGGCAGTGAGATAGAAACCAATGATGAGAAAGCAACTATCGAGCATTGCGAAAAGCAGGGGTGGGAACGTGTTCTTGAAGATACCGGTGGGAGCGGAATATCGACAATGGAAGAAGTAAAAAAAGCTGGTGACGTTATGGAAAAGGAAAATGAAAGGCAACTCAGGGAAGGCGCTATTGCAGAGGCCATGACAATGATTATGTCAGCCGGTGACGAGAAAATGCTGATTGCAAATGGAATGCCTGATGTCAGGGCCATTAAAGATTATTGCGGGCATGAGGTCACGGCGGAAGAAAGAAACAATGTCTACAGTAGAATGAAAAAGAAAGGATAAATCATGAGTGCCGGAATAAAAATCTTCCATAACGCATTGAAGATCATCGGGGCGTATTCGAGTGCCGCTCCTGCTGATGCGGAAGCTGATGTGGATATGATGGATATTTATAACGCCATGATCGAGTCTTGGCATGATGATGAAATCATGGTCCCGTTGACTCCCATCAAGGTTCCTGGTGAGGAAATAGGTGAACCGCATGGAATCAGGTTGGCACTCGAATACAACCTTGCGGTTCTGGCGTTTCCCAGGTTCCATACAGGGAAAACTCTGTCATCGACAATAAAGGGGCAAGCCAGGTATTTGCTGGGAAAGATCAAAAGTGTTTATCAGGACGTGACAATCGAGGAGATGGTGGTTTCCAGCACATTGCACAGAGGAGAAGGCGTTCATCCGCAGGAAAGCAACGGTCCTTATTTTGACCGTGACGAAACCATAGGCAACTGAATGAGGCTTAAGAATGCCTAGAATAGAATTACCGGATGGGTATGCGGGATCGGAAAACCTTCCCAAAACCAATACGATACTGCAAAACGGTTGGAAGACTCCTGAAAAAAGGTTCTTGCCACGCCCTGGGATAACCCAACTCAATACCACGTCCAGAGTTGCTCGGGGAGGATTCAAATGGAATGGGTCGCTTTATCAGGTGGCATCCGGGGATTTGATTAAAATTACCAACGTCAACACAGGTGCATTTTCAGTCATCGGGACCATTGATGCCTCTGACCCCATCGAAACGGCAATAGGGTTCAATACCGCAGTTATTGTGGTCCGGGGCGGAAAGAGTTATACCCTGGACAAGTCCGATGTCCTGGTTGATACCAGCGGCAACACAAATTTCGTTCCTTTTGTCGATGTTGCTCATATTAACGGGCGATTTATTTATATTCCAGCAAACGGAGATCCTGCAAGGTTTTCCGATGTTGGTGCCGGCGCAACCATACAAACGGCTTCTTTTTTCGATGCCGAGGAATTGCCAGACAAAAACAACGCCTGTTTCAATCTCAATAATACCCTGTACATCATGGGAGAGGAATCAATTGAGCTTTTCAACAATCCACCTGATGTTGTCTTCCCTTTTCAACGAATTCCACGGTCATTGATTAGAACGGGTTATATCGGCGGACTCCTGGAATATGATAATACCTTCCTTTTCATCGGCAAGAAGAAGGATCAATCGGCTGGGATATTCGCCATCGGACAGGGTACGGCGCCAAAAATATCCAACGAGAGGATAGACCTTATCCTTGACGATTACACGCCGGCAGAGCTTGCAGAAGCCATCCCAGGGCGTATTAACTGGCGCGGGTATGACATAGCCACCTTTTCGCTTCGGCGGGACTCCTTTGGTTTCTTCAATGGCAACTGGTTCATCCTGGACACCATATTTTCCGGGGTGTCAAGACCTTGGGGAGCCGGATATATCACAGAATTTGAGCAGGAATATTACACGGCGTTTAAAGACAAGATCGGGAAGTTCGCCAAGACCAATACGGATTATGGCGAGAGGATCACCAGGAGGATCGGTGGTGGCGCTTTTGACGATCAGTTTGCGAGGTTTACCGTGCAGTCGATGGAACTGGGACTGGGGCAGGGTTTCAATACGGCCAACGGGTCAGTTGCTCTTAGGATGAGTCGGGACAACGTGCAGTTCGGACCGTATATTTACCGAAATACCGGTGCGATAGGAAAATACCATGATCGCATGAGATGGAACCCGCCGGGCGGTCTGGGAAACTATGAAGGATTTTTCGGCTACGAGTTTGTTACCACCGAGGACATTGATTTTGCAGTCGAACAAATACAGTCTGAGGTATTTTAAATGGCAAAAATAGCAAGTAACCCTTCGCCGGGGTCGATCATTGGATTTTTAAAGGGCGTTCCGATTGCTCTTGAAGCTGTGTTCTTTGATTTTTTCAACGACCTTGAGCGGGAATTAAACACCAACCTTTTAGGCCAGGCTTTGATTTTGAAGCCATACACGGTGGCGACCTTGCCAGACGCGGAAACCTTCATCGACGGGGCCATAATAGTCACGAACGAAACCGGTGGAAGAACCATTGCGACCAGTGACGGAACGAATTGGTTACGGGTTTCAGATGGAAATATCGTTTCATAAACAGGAGTAGAATCATGGGACTCTTTTCAAGTATAGGAAATTTTTTCACCGGTGATGATTCCGGGCAAGATGCCGCAAACGCTATCGCCGCCGCAAACGCATTGGCGAACGAAGGACTGGAAACACAATTCGGAGAAACGAAAGCCAACCTGGACCCATTCATTGCCGCAGGAGAAGGCGGGCTTGATCGGTCAGAATCGGCCTCAACGCCACAGGGCTTTGCCGATCTTTTAGGGCAGATATTCGACTCCGATATTTTTAAACGCTTGCGGGAAGAGCGCATAGGCGATGTCAGGGGACAACTGGCGGCAACCGGTCAGAGCAGATCCGGGGGAGCCTTGGAAACTATAGCCGATATACCAACCCAAATAGGACTGGCTATTGAGCAGTTATTGTCCGGCAGATCGGGAGCATTGGCTACACAGGGTCTCGGAGCTGGTATCAATCTTGGCAACTTCGGGCAAACGAAGGCGCAGAACGTAGCGGGAATCCAGCAGAGCACAGGTGCGGCCCAAGGACAGGGTATCATCAGAGATGCGAACTCTTCCGCTTTTGGATTCGGAAACATACTGTCATCAATCGGTAAGGTAGGTGGCGCTCTTTCAGGGGCAGGAGTATTTGGCAGTGGAACATTGGGAAGCATTGCATCAGGCATTTTCTCTGACAGGCGATTGAAAACCAATGTCCGTATTGTCGGCAGGAATGGGCCATTGAAAGTCCACGAATGGGATTGGGTTCCTGAAGCCAAAGGAACTATTATCGAACTTTGCCCGACCGAGGGATTCATGTCTGATGAGGTCAGGCAAATTTATCCTGAACACGTTCATAGCTTCGGCGGATTCGATGTCCTGGATTATGAATCTATCGAGAAAGAATTGAGGGCCGCCTGATGGCACAGAATTTAGGTTTCTTTCAATCAAGATCGCAACCCTTGGGGACTTTACAGGAGGTATTTTCCGGTCCTGCATCACAGGCATTCGGACAGGCTCAAGGCTTTGGCGATAAACAAAAGGCTGTGGAACTCGCCGCGCAAAAACAGCAGGACACAACCGATCTTCTCGGCCGGCTTGCCGAGGAACCACCAGACGCAGAAGAAGAAGCCCTCCTGAACCAGTTGACTTTATTGCAGGGACCGGCATTTTCCAAGCAAATCAAGGAAAACGCTGAACGCTCTGACGAAAAGCAGTTGGCTTCTGATTCGGCTCTGGCGGATGATATGCTGAAAATATCGACTGGATTATTGGACCAAAAGAACCCTGCCAAAAGATTGACGCTATTGCGTGGAGTAATCGCGGAACGACAACGGAAGGGACTGCCGACAAACAGGCTGGCCGCAATGTTGGGCAAGACACCAGATGCTCAGGGCGCAATTCTCCGCCAAATGCAGGTCACTTCTGAAAAAACAGGCGAGTTTTTCAAGGGCAGGCAAGCCAAACTTCAGTCGAGATTGAAAAGGGAAGAAGAAGCGGCTAAACCACAGCCTGGATTTACCTTGTCAACACCGGGGGCCAAAAGGTTTGATGCGGCAGGAAATGTCATCGCCAGCCTTGAGTCAAAAGCACCCTCCGAGGAAACAAAAACTTCATTGATTAAAAACATGATAGCGGCAGGAATTGACCCAGATTCCAAAGAAGGCAAGAAAATAATCATCCAGGCGATCACGAAACCCGGCGTCAATATTAATTTAAACAAAGAAAATGCTGGCCTGTTCAAAACGCCAATAGGGTTCATGCTTTTAGACCCAGATGACCCGACAAAAGGCGTGACTCCGATCCCAGGAGGCCCGAAAGATACCTCTTCAACGGAAAATGCGGCAAAGACTAAGATGCTTCAAACCGCAAAGAAAGCGTCAAAAGGAGTGCGATCGCTGGTATTCAATAAAGATGGGGGTTTGGATAGGGCGAATCTTTTTAATGCTCAATTTAACGTCCCTGGAACCGATGGCCGCGAACTAAGAACAAGGATGGAGTTCGGCATCCAGGCTATAACCAGACTGGAAACAGGGGCGGCGATGCCTCCAGAAGAAGTTGAAAATACACGAACTCGATTTATGCCGTCCGTTGGAGATAGCACGAAAATTGCCAAAATAAAGCTGGATATGTTTGACGATTTTCTAAGCGGGACATTAAAAC